GGAACCCCAGCCGGGGGTCGGCACGGTAGAGGTGCTGGCGACCACGGTGGGGGTCGCCGTGCCCCCGCTGACCGACACGCTGATCGCGTCATACCAGTCGAAGAAGTTGGCGATGCCGTCGCTGTTGGACTTGGTGCCCTCGTGGTCGGCAGTGACCTCGTAGTAGCTCAGCCCAGAGGCGTTCGTGACACCTTCAGTCGGAGCAGAGCCGATGTAGCCGACGTTCGTCAGCGCAGTCACGAAGGCGTCGTAGTGCGCTTCCTTGGTCGTGAGAATATCTTCAGTTCCCCAGACGACACCGATCGGGAAGTCGGGCACGACCGGAGACTTGCCGAGGTACGGCTCATTGATCGTGGGCGTACCTGTCGCCGGATCAAGGTACTTGTCGACATCCATCTCACCGTAGACGGTGGTGTCGATCGACCCGGTGCCGTCACGGCTGACGTAGTACCGGCGTCCAAGGCTGATGAAGAAGCGAGCATCGGAGTCGGGTGTCAGTGCTCCGTCAACGCCATTCTGCAAGCTGATGGCCGGGGCGAACAGGAACAGGCCAATGACCTCAAAGTCGTCCAGCGTCACACCGCTCACCGTGTCGCCGTTCTGATGGAAGTCGAACGGGTAGCTGGAGGTGTTGGAGCGGTTGACGTGGGCGGGCCTGTACCAGCGGTAAGTCTCAGGAGGGAAGGTCGCAGCGGACGGCCACGAGCCGGGGTACATGCCGCTGTAGGTGGCGGTGTCACCCTTCGTGAAGGCGACGAAGCTGGAGATCGAGGTACCAGCAGAGTGTCCGGTCAGGAGCACCTGCTGGGTGTCGATGTCGTAGAGGTTGGCCCCCGCCTTGTCCAGCGTCAGGTCACGGATGGCAACCTTGAGGTCATGGATGCCGAGCGGGAACGATGCCTCGTTGCCGTCTGCCAGCACCTCGAAGCCATCAAGGATGGCCTCCGTGAGCCTGTAGTCGGGCGTCAGGACCGCAACGCCACGCGACAGCAGCCCCTCTCGAAGTGCCCTCGGAAGTTCACCTCGTGACCCATCAGTGAAGAAGCCGCCGTGAGTCCAGACCGCAACCGGGAACCCGTCAGAGTGTCCGTAGCTCGAAGAGGAGCCTGCCGGGAGGTACAAGGTCGCCGTCCTCGACCCAGTGGCTGTGTTGTCCTTGTGGACATCGAGGCTGGTGCCGTTGGTGTAGCTGATCGTGTACGACGACGAGATGTCGGGCGTGCTGATCGAAGAAGTTGACGTGACCGGCGAGACGGATGGCGAGTTATTCGCTGACACCAGCTCGGTGATGACCAGCAGAGGGCGGTGACCGGGAGTCGTCCCGTCTTGGGACACCATCTGATTTCGGATGGTGGTGCTGGGGTTGTCTGGCCCGATGTGGATGCCGACATACTCGGTTTCGTCAATCGCTGCAAGGGCTGCGATGACCGGAACCGACAGGTCGGGGCTGTCGGTTGGAGCTCCGACTCCAACAGTGAAGGCCCACGGAATCTCGCCCGTAGAGCCGAGTGCTGCGTACTTGGTATCGGGACGCTCTGCCCCAGAGCTCGATGGAGCAGCAGCCGCAGCGGGGTTGACCCTGATGATGGCCTGTGCGGACCCAGCAGAGTTGCCAGTGAGTCTGAGGACCACGTTGGTGATCTTGGAGGCGTCGACCGTCGTCGGGATCTTGAAGCGGTAGGTGTTGTAGGGCGAGGTGCCAGCACTCGTGGTCCTGCCGACCCAGTGCCACGCCTGTGAATCAGAGTAGCCAGCGGAGTAGGTGGCATCATCTGCGTCGCTGAGGATCGGAACCTCTGTCAGGACCTCGATCGTGTCGGGGCCAGCCTGCGTCGGAGCCGGGATGGCAGCGGACGCTCCGACAGCGCTCGGGTAGACCGTGCTACCAGACCCGGCACCGAAGAAGAAGTTGACGAAGGGTTCAGAGCCAGCGTCGTTGGTCGCCTTCTTCTGAAGGAAGCCGCTGCCAGTGCCGCCAGTTGCTCGGCCACGGAATGCGAAGGTGGTGCTGAACGGCCAGCTACCTGCGGCCATCTCAGGTCACCCCTCCGTGTAGACGATCTGCCCTGCGCTGTAGTGCGAGGTGGTGGTGCCGGGGATCATCACGCCGAACAGCGTCGAGTTGTCGTAGAGCCGGGGAAGGCCACCCGTGATGGCGTCGATGGCCATGGGCGAGGCGTTCGTGCCGCTCAGTTCGAGTACGGCAATGGGGCGGTACAGGAGAGCATGGATCGTTCCCGACGACCATGTTGCCGACAGCGTGAGTGACTCAGCCTTCCGGATGCCGACATCGCCAGCGGCGAGGCCGATCTGGTAGAAGGTGCCGATCGCAGATGTTGCCGCCGTCGCCTGAAGGTTCGTCGCAGTCTTGTTGGTGCTTCCAGCAGAGTTGGTGTACTTCAGCGTGAGGGTGGGAGTGCCTGCGCCCGTGGCACCCGACACGACGACCGCTCCGTGCACGCCCACACCATCGTTGTTGCCGCCTCGATCACGAGCGGGGATCTGAGCCGACGAGGTGAAGGTCTGCTCCGTGTTGCTCGTGATGGTGATGCCGCTGTTCCACCAGAGGAGATCGCAGAGCATGAACAGGCCCTGAATGCCCGCCTGAACCGAGAGGCGAGAGAGGTACTTGTTGCCGCTCGCCGGGTTCGTGAACGGGAAGGTTCCGGCCACGTTGTTCGTGAGGACCGCCCCACCGATGCCGGGGGACGGTGCGGTGACCGCACCGGGGTAGCCAGCAGCGAAGAGGCTCGTGTAGGGGCGGCCAGCGACGACCGTGCCAGAGAGGCCCTTGCTGAAGAACACTGGCGGCTGTGCCCCAGCCAGAACCCCGTCGAGAGTGGTGATCGCCATGAGGCGCTCCGATCAGGGGGTGGGGTCGATGGTGAAGATGGTGTTGGTGACGGGGGTGTCGGCCCAGTCGATGGTGAAGGTGCCACCACCGGACGATCCGACCGAGCCGAACTTGACCGCCACGATGCAGGCGTCGGCCACGGGGGAGGTCGCGCTGTCGTCGTAGATCACGCAGCCGTACACGTTGCTGAAGGTCGCTCCGGTCCAGTCGGTCACCGCCGAGGTCGAGCAGACCAGCAGGCCGCTGTTGACGGCCCACGTCACGGTGCCACCGAGAACCTTGCCGGTGGCGGTGTAGCCGGTGCCGCTGAGCTCGCCCGTGGCGCTGTAGCCGAGGGCTGTGCCGCCCGTGGGGTCCTGCACCATCGAGTCGGTGTAGAGGGCGATCTTCAGGCGGCTTGCGCCGTCGAGGTCGATGTCGGTCGCACCAGCGGCCCAGCCTGCGAGCAGGTTGGCGGCGTAGAGGCTGCTGTTGGGGAAGGTCATCAGGACTCCTTGTTGAGCGGGAGCCGCACGACCTCGGGGGTCATGGTGCAATCCCATGTGCCATCAGGCTTGTGTGACTCCATACCAGCCCGTCGGCCACTGGACTCATCCAGCAACTCGACGTGCTTCACGCCATCCACGATCTTGGTCTGCGGACGCCGTGGCGCACCGAAGCTGATCGAGCGGAGCTTCTCCTTGAAGGCGGTGTCGGTGGTCATCAAACACAACCTACAGGAGAGCCAGACTCTGTGGCCAGCATCAGACGGGAAGCCATACCACGAGTCCGACGTATCCAGAGGGAACGGTCGAGCCTGTTGGCAAGGCAATGATCTGGACGTTGGCCATGCCGACGGGCGTGCCCATCGAAAGCTCCAAGGTAACTTCTTGGTCTGGGAAGAAGATTTCGATTGGCTCATCTGCAATGAGAATGTCAATCTCGTCCGCCATCAGGGGTTCACCGTGCTCGAGATTGGGAACTTCCCGCCGAAGAGTGTCTTGGGTACACCTCCGGGTGGAGTCCACCTGACGTCATAGTAGTAGTCGCCCTCAGCTAGGGACCCCACTGGTGTTGCCGTCATGGTCACCCAGCCATCGCCCTCATCGAGATCGAAGGCAATGGTCGCGATCAGGGCCGCCGTGGTCGACGCGAACTGACGAACCTGACCAGCGAAGGTGTAGCCGGTCCAGTTCGCCGGGTAGGCGCCGTTGCGCGCCACACGGAAGCGGCACGACCAACCGTCGCCCTGCACGTTCGGCCAGTCGATCTGACCCTTGATGCCGCTCTTGATCTTGTCCACTCGATTCCCTCCACCGGAGACGACAGTGGGCCGTGACCCGAAGGTCACAGCCCACGCCGTCAGGCCACCCTTGCCTGCCCAGCCGGCGCGGCCTTGGTCAGGCCAGCACCGTCATGGTGTAGGTGAGCTCCATGTGCGGGAACACGGGGAACGCCTTGACGCCGGTACCCCGGTCCATGCCCCACGGATCGACCGTCGACTGCTCCCACTCGTAGAAGCCGGGCTGCCAGAGGCCCTCGGGGTGCGGCGCCGTCAGCGTCTTGGCGAAGCCGATCGCGTCGTCCAGCGCCGCCACGTCCTCCGGGTCGGGCAGGAACAGCACCTTGTTCTCCGAGAAGAAGCGGGTGTTCGTGACCGTGGTGGAGCCGATGGGACGGGTGCGGTACACCGAGTCGTACGGCTCGTCGAAGGTGACGCCCGTCTGCTGCTCGATGATCGCACGGGCCGCAGGGGCGCCCCAGCCGTCGATGAGGTACATGGGGTCGATCTCGGTGCCCGCAGGCGACCCGACGGTGCCACCGGACGGGGTGGAGAAGCCGGGGATGGCGAGGCCCGACCGAGCGGCGAACTTGTCGCTGTTCAGCAGGTTGTTGAGCACCTTGCGACTGGTGATCGCACGGGTCATCCGGACGCCGTACAGGTCGTACATCGTCTCCTGCATGGTGAGGATGTCGCGGATCGGGTCCGAGGAGGTCAGCGACCAGAGGCCGTTGGCGGGCGCCTCGTCGGTCTGGTTCGACGGGCGACCGAAGTCGACCGAGAACTTGATGCGACCGTCGTTGTAGGCGATCCCGCTCGTCTCGAGGGCGGTCATGATGAGCCACTCGAGCCGGTTGTCCATCTTGCGACGGCGCAGCGCCTCGTCACGGGCCAGCTTCTGCTGGAACTCCGCGATGTTGGACTGGATGGTGACCGGCAGGTCGGCGAGGCTGTTCACGCCCAGCTGGGCGTTGATCAGCATGGACTCCCGGTACCGGGTGACGTCCGACGCCGAGTAGTGGTCCTTGACGGCCCAGTCCACGATGCTGGCCCGTGCGGTGCCTCCGAAGAGGCTGTCCTTCTGGGCGAGCTCGGCCTCGGCGTCCTCGGCACGTGCCGGGGCCAGACCCTCGGTCAGCGGCTTCATGTAGTCGAAGATCACGTCGTCGGACGCCACCTCCAGCCACGGAGCGATGCCGAGTCCGATGTGGCTCGTGGGCGGTTCCAGATCGCGCAGGGTGCCGAGGGCAACCTCCTTGCGAACCAGCCGGTCCTGTGACAGTTCGAGAGTCATCTCTCGTTCTCCTTCTTCTCAGTGCTGAGAGGGTTGGTGCTGGAGAACCAGCTGGGGATCAGTGGAAGGACAGCTGCAGCGCCGGGCGCAGCAGCATCTGGTCGCGGGTGGCGTTGGTCAGCGCGACCGCCGTGTTGCTGGAGCCGAACTCGAAGCAGTTGGCCTGCACGACCGCACCTCGGTAGACGACGGCGACCTCGAGGTCACGCTCCTTCAGCTGCCACGGAGCGAACGTCTCCAGCAGGCCCACGATGTTGTTGGGGTCCTGCCGACCGTCGGTGGCCGCACCGGAACCGCTGGAGTCGCCAGCGGTGGTGGTGACGGCGGCCGAGCCGCCCGTGAGGGAACCGGTCTGGACGGTGATGGCGCCCACGTCCTGCCCGGACAGCAGCCCGGTGAAGGTGATGACCACCGCGGTGCCCGGCAGGGCGCCGCCCGTGACCACGATGTCACGGCTGTTCAGCGTGGTCAGGTCGGTCAGCGCCGCCCGGACCTGCTCGGCGGTGGAGTCGAAGGCGAGGGCCGCCGTAGCGACGCCGCCGTAGGTCAGGGTGAAGGTGCCGCCCGTGGCGGTGACCGCGAGGGACACCGACTCGTTGATGACCGCACCGGCCCGGAAGGGACCGATCTTGCCGGCCTCGTTGCCCGAGGTGACCCGTGCGAGGACGGTGCCGGGCTGCAGGAAGCGCTCGGTGAAGGTGTCGATGGTCTGGTCCGGCACGGTGGCACGGGACAGGGTGTAGGACTCGATCCCCAGCCCACGGGTGGACCGGAGGAACTGGTTGCGACCGAACGGGGTCCGGGCGGTGTCGTTCTTGCTGAACGAGGTCATGATGTCTTGCTCCTCCTACTCAGACCGCGGGGGTCTTGAGCTCGGTCAGCCGCCTGAACGACTTGGTGGTCTGGATCTCGGCTTCGGACTTCCCGGCCATGCGATGGCGGGCGATGATGTCCTCGAGGGTCTGGATCTCCGTCGCCACGCTGGACGACGGTGCGCCCGGTGCAGCGGCGGCGTGGTTCGCCGGGGCGCCACCGGGGGCGGGGGCGCCGAACTGGCCCAGCAGGGGGCTGACGGGTGCTCCCTCGTAGCCCTCCTTGAACTTGCTGAACTGCTCGGGCGTCATGCTCACGGCGAGCTCGGTCAGGGTCTGCCCCTGATTGGCGGTGATCTTCTGGTCACGGACCAGCGAGGTCACGTACTCACGCCGGACCGACTCGGTAGTCTGCGTCAGCTGGCGCTCCATGCCGTCGATGTGCGCCTGCACGAGCGTCGGGTCGGTGACCGGCTGGCCGTTGATCCGGAAGGTGGCCGTGGCCACCGGGGCGCCGTGGTTGCTGGCGGCCAGCTGGGTGGCCAGCAGGGTCAGCTTCTCGGGGTTGGCGTTGGACAGCGCCACGATCTCCTCGGGCGAGACACCCTCGAGCTCGGCGGGCAGCTGGTCGCCTGCCGGGGCGGGCGGGTCGGTGACGATCAGCGACGCACGCTCGGCGTCGGTGAGGGCGGCGTACGACTCGAGGCCCTTGATGTCCTCCTCGGACAGACCCTCGAGCTCGGCGGGCAGCGTCGGCGGCTCCGCGATCGCTGCGGTGAACTGCGCCATCTCGGTCGGATCGACCTTCGACAGGGCGATGATCTGGTCGGCCGACAGGCCCTCCAGACCGGCGAGCGCCGCCGAGTGCTGTGCGTGCTCGGACAGCTGTGCTGTGCTGAGTCCGGCGAGCTTGGGGTCGAACTGACCGCTGTGGGTGGACATGGGTGGAACCTCCTGGTGTCTTTCGTACACGCCCCTCGCTCCCGAGTCCAGCATTGCCGTACCAGAAGGTACTGCCGTGACTCGCTCACTCTTGACCCCGGAGGCCCTGTAGAGGCCCTCCACGGCGGGGATGTCCACGAAGGCGACACCGATCAGGGTTGGGTGGAATGTCTCCCCCGCGTTCGTCTCGTAGGCGGCGATCTCCGACGAGACGGGCTCGTAGGTGCCGTTCTCCCACTTGACGTAGGCAGACCACTCCGTGAAGTGCAGGTCGCCGTAGAGGAACTCCCCAAGGCGGTACACGTCACTGATCCAGCCAACGAGGTCACGTGCCGAGAAGCTGTGGTCGACACGCAGGGGCACGCCGACCAGAGCGGCGTTGGTGCGGAGGAGGTGGAAGTGGCCAACCATCTTGTCGAGGTCGTCCGTCGTCCACGTGTGTTCGATGCCGAGTGAGTCCTTGAAGGTCCCTGCCCGGAAGATCTTCTTGCCATGGACGATGATGGTTCCACGGTCGGTCGTGGTCGTCGGCAGTCGCGAGCCGCTCATGGACTCAGCGACGGATGGCAGGAGGTAGTCGATGCCCAAGGACATGAGCGATGAAGCTACATGCCCAGCTACCGGGCTTCCAGTACCGAAAGGATTTCCCTGCTTGGTGGAGTGTTCCCCGTGGCCTCTGGGACGCGAGTCGTCGTGATCTTGATGGTCGTCCAGCGACTGCACTCTCGACACCGAACGGACGCGACACCTTCGGTCACGATGACCTCAGTCAGCAGTCGCTGAGCCTTCCACGCCTTGACGTGAACGTACCCTCGTCCGTCCGGCGTCCTGCCACAGACCGCTAGAAGCGGACGGCGGTGACAGGAACACCGCGCCTCAAGCTGCTTCCCCGACATGACCCAGCGAGTCGCTGAACAGTCCGTACACGTCCCGCACGTCACCGAGCTCTTCGCCGGGGATGCCGTCGATGGCACGGATGACGCCGGTCACCTTGTCCGCAAGCGCTTCGCCGAGGATGTTGCGCTCAAAGGCGTTGATCGGGTCGATCCTCAGGTCTGACTCGTACGTGGACTTGATCTGATCCGCGATCCGGGCAGCGATCTTGCGGGTGCCGGGCACGCTCTCGTTGCCCACACCACGGGGACTCCCCGAGCCGGCGCGGTTGCGCTCGCTGCGGTCCCTGTTGTCGCCTGCCGGTGCCGACGGGTCGACGGTGGGGTCGATGGCGGGGTCCTGCTTGACCTGCTGGACCTGCTTGATGGTCATGCCGAGCGACACGCCGAGCTCATCGAGGTCCGGCTTGGCGATGCCCTGACGGATGAGCTCGGTGATGACGGAGCGCAGCGTCTCGACGTTCTCCTTGCCCAGCTTCCGTGGGACCCACTCGCACCGCTCGGCCTTCGGGGAGAAGTTGATCGACTTGAGGCGCTCCACGATGAAGCGGTCGATGTACTCCTTCATGTCCCCCAGCAGGGCGTTGAGCATCCACAGCCACGTCATGGTGTGCTGCACGCCGAGGCTGTGGGACCCCACGTCTGCGTTGCGGAGCAGCAGCAGCGGCGTGAACAGCGCCAGCGACATCTCCTCATCGAGACGGGACAGGTAGCGCTCGAAGTCGACGCCGCGCATCTGGGACTCGAGGTAGTCGATGTCGTAGGTGTAGGCGCTGGCGCCCACGGACACGTCCTCGTTGCGGTCAGAGGGCAGCACCACGGCTCCACGGTTGCGGATGCCTTGGATGACCGTCTCCATGACCTGCTTGCCGGTCATGCGGTTGCCGTCGGGGTCGATGATCTCGTCCTCGAATGGCGCACGGCCGATGGGAAGCGGCTCACCGAAGCGCTCGAAGTAGCGATTCGTGTAGACGTGCATTAGCTGCGAGAAGTACCACGGTGCGAACGCCGACTTCAGCAGCTTCCGACCCGTGTGGTCGCCGTTCTCCATCAGGACGGGGTACCAGAAGGTGTTGATCGCCGGGATGTCGCCGTAGCCGTACTGGGTGATCCCGTCGTAGGTGTAGAAGTTGCGCTCCCGGCCCTGCACCTGACGCTTGTTCTTCTTCCACTTGATCTCCGCAGAGAACGGTGAGAGATCCTTGACCTTGTTGATCACGACGTACTTGCCTTGTGCGTCGTTCTCGTACTCCAGAACCGACGGCGAGTAGCCCGCCCAGAACGCCTGCGACATGGCCCTGACCATCCGGGTCCAGATGATCCGGAGGTTCTCCTCCACCATGTCAGCGATCCGCTTGTCGGCGCACTCGATGCGCCAGTCGGCCTGATGGATCATGAACGTGAGGACCGACAGCGACGCATTGATCTGCGGGTGGTACCTCATCGAATGGAAGTCGGCCAGCGTCAGGTTCTCGAGGTTGAAGGTGAGCATGCCGTTGTCCGGCAGCGCCATCGGCATGAACCGAGGCCCGCCGCCCCAGCCCGCGTGAGCGTCGCCCAACTTGGGCTGTTCGCCCTTCTTGTGGAGGGTGACTGCTCCCGTGTCGTCCATCTCTCAGCGGCCTTTCGGTCTTGGCGTAGGTTGCCACGGTACAGGAGCACCCCGCCCTGCGTCCGCTCTCACGAGCCGACTGCCCTGCATCATGGATGTGTTGGCGTTGGGAATGACCTGCGGAGCACTGTCTCGAGTCTGGGTAGCGTGGACCTTGGTCCCGCCCATGATCTGGTGGCAGACCGCCGCGATGGCGTCGGTCACGTCCTTCGAGCCGTGCGGCGGGTGGTCGATCTTGATGCCCAAGTCCTGCAGTTCGACAAGCTCCTTGCGGATGATGTCGAGGGCGGGGTCGCTGGGCCTGATCTTCGACTTCAGCATCGGCAGGCACAGGCGTCCGTCATACAGGGCCTCGCGGAGGTCGTAGTAGGGCACCATCGTGCGGTCCACCGACAGCACGTCGCTCCTGAAGCGGCGGCGCTTCAGCTGCTGAATCATGTCGGTGGACTGGTAGCCGTCGAGGGTCACCCGCTTGAACCGGTAGCCCATGACATCTCGCAAGTGGTAGAGGAACTGCCGCACGTGAGCGAGCTCGATCTCACCACCAGCCGGCGCGACCAGTCTGAGCGCCAAGTCGATGACGATGTGGGCCTTCATCTCGCCGTTGACATCCACGGCGCCGTCAGAGTGGCCCATGGCGAACCCGAGAGCGTCGTTGGTGATCCCGATGTCGATGTGGGCGAAGCGGGGGATGGTGCTGGACGGCACGAACCACGGCTCAAGCAACCCATCTTGCGACACCGGCTCATCGTCACGCCCGTAGACGCTGCCAGCCCACTGCTGCCAGTTCTCACGGGCCTCTTCGATCCTGTAGTCGAAGGTGATGAAGGGCGACTGCGTGGCGGGCGGGATGCCAGCGAGGTCACGAAGCGCCTTCTCTGGATCGTTGTCGAAGTCCTTGCGGTACGCCTGAGGCACCTCGATCAGGTGCTCGCCCTCCTCGGTGCCGCCAATGGCGTCGCCCATGTCCCGAGTGAGCACCTTCTTGCGCTTGATGTCGTAGTAGAAGCTGTTCCGGGTCCCGTCCGGCAGCAGGAAGTTCTCCCAGCCGACCGACTCCCAGAGTGCCAGCTTCACGGCGTAGCTGTCGGGGTCGTCCCTGAACTCGTCGTAGTGGCGACTGGCGAAGCTGCCTTGGTACTTCGTCTGGCCAACACAGAACACGAACCCACGATCCCCGAATCGTGAAGTCATACGGGAGTAGATGGTCGTGTAGCCCTGCTCGGCGTAGTCCTTCTGCTTGGTGACCTTGTGTGAGTCGATCTCGTCAATCACGCCGCAGAGGATGTTGTAGCCCTCGAAGGTGGTTTCGGAGGAGTCACCGGGGATGATCCAGATGTCCTTGGGGAACCGGATCTGGTTCCTGAACTTGGGGTCGTAGGGGTACTTGTGCTTGAACCACGGGCTGTTGTCGACACGGGCCTTGATGTCCGAGAAGATGACCTGACGAGCCTGTGGCTCTGAGGTCGACATCATCATCGCGGCGATGCGGGACCCCGGCAGCAGGTTGAAGAAGTCCTGTGGGTCCTTCAGGCAGAGCAACCAGTGGACCATGTAGCAGAGGGCGATCGACGCCACTGTCGACTTGCCCCAGCCGATGCCGCCCGTGGCGATCGCCTGCCGGAAGCGACTGAGCTTGAAGGTGTTCGGCTCGTCCCCGAAGATGTCGATGAGGACATCGCGCACCGCACGCCGGACACCCTTCTCGATGTTGAGGTAGTTGGGGCCGATGAACTCAGCGATCGACGCCGGTCGCTCGTTGAAGTCCGGGTTGCTGGCGAGCCACGCGATCTCCTCGGCGGTCTTGGCCAGCGATGGCGCTGCGGTGCTCACACATCCCGCCAGACGCCGACAGTTACGAAGCCGTGGGTTCCACAGTCTGGGCAGGAGATCGACGGACTCACAGTGAACGAGTCTCCATCTGAAGTAACCGTGTGGCCACCCCCCGTCTGAAGTAGTGGAGCACAAACAATCTGTTCGTTGTCGCCAACAACCTTGCATGGATGCTCAAAGCGAACAGCCCCATCTTCGTAGAACCTGAGCGACATCTGGCGCCCTAGTGGGGCAATACCCACAACGCAGACAAGGCCCTCACTCTCAACGAAGCGGTGCTGATACATGTACTTCCTCTCCGGATACATCAAGAACCCCACTCGTCAGCGGGTCAGGCTCGCCCATCCCCAACTCACGGGCGATGAGCTCGGGGGTGATCTGATCCCTCGAGTAGCCCCTCTGCTCGAGCTCGGCCACGAGTGACGAAGCGAGGGCCTGCGGACTGGCGCCCGCCACCAGCTGGGCACCGGCCCCGGCGCCGACGTTGACGCTGACCTGCGGCCCCTTGGAGTTGAGGGCGGGGTTGGTCAGCTTCGCCAGCTTCACGCCACGGTCGAACAGCCCGTGGATCATCTTGGTCAGTTCCTCGCTGAGCGCAGGCACCGCACCGGTCGGCAGGGACGCCGACACGGCCTCCTCCTCGACCATCAGCTTCTCCACCCGCTCGGCGTGCTTCTCGAGCAGCCCACCGAGCGCGTCGATGATCTGGTCGCTGTCTCGTGTGTTGAAGAGCTTGGCGAGTTCGCCCATGTCGGACTCCGGAAGGGTGCAGATCGAACCAGTGCGTGCCAGCCTGCACGAGTCGAACAGCGAGCAGGCGTTGCACAGGATCATGTCACCAAGCGCTGGCGCAGGGGAAGAGGGGCCTCGGCGTTTGATGGCAAGCCGCGCCGGCCGCACGGTGACGAGAAGCTCTGGAGCGGCCCCCATCTTGGCCACCTTCTGTGCCCACTCATCTGACTGCGGCGGCTGGATCAGGTGGCGTGTCTCGGGGTTCCAGTTGCGACTTGCCCAGAACGCTGCGGCGATCGAGAGCGCCTTGCGGTTCTGTGATCCCAGTGGCCCGGCCATGGTGACCTGCTCCAGATCGAACCCAACGAGGCCCAGCCATTCAGCGATGGGGCGGTCATGCGCCTGCTCCAGCCGCACCCGTGAGCCGTTGGGCAGGCAGATCACGTCCGTGGTGGGCCTGAGCGACGCTGAGGCGAACAGGCCGCCGAACATCCGCCCGTACTGGTAGGGCATGTCGTCGCCGCCCAGAGGGGTCATGTAGTGCAGCTGGCAGGCGCCAGCGGACTGCTCGTGCAGGGCCGCGAGCCACCGCCAGAAGCCGTCATTCGAAGTGCCGGGGCAGACCACGGCGACGGTGCGCCGCTGGCCCGGCACGAACATGGACTCCACCTGCGAGCGAGCTCCACGACCGAGGCCCGACCAGAGGGGTGCGTCGACCGACATCATCTCGGCCAGCTGGTCAGGTTCGTGGTGCCGGTAGTCCCACGTCAGGTGGATTCCCTCGAGTCCCTTGGGACCCCACTCCTCCAGCACCATCTGCCGGTCCAGCAGCAGCCGACCGTCGAGTGCGATCGTGCTTGCAGCGAGCGCAGCGTCACCCGTGAACTGCGAGTGGTTGTCGTGGCCCCCCATGATCCCGAGCGTGCCCATCAGGGGCAGTGCACTGCGCCAGTCGCGCAAGAACAACTCGGTCCACATGGCCAAGGACCATAGCTCCGGAAGCAGCAACGGCCCCACCCGCCTGCTGAGGGAGTGGGGCCGTGGCCTGCAGTGCCACACACGTGTCGACACGTCGTCACTTGGGTGGAAACAGCACCCTAGACGCGAAACCGGCGCCCGTGAAGGGCGCCGATCCCGATGGCTGGCACGACATGGCCACTGGTCAATCTAGGGCCTCGAGGAACTGTGGTCAAGGGGTTGGTTCGTCCACGTCGACCTCGATCTCGGCGTCGTAGGGATAGATCCACTTGCTGGTTCTCCGACCCTTACCGCTTCCGTTCGTCTTGAGGTCTACCTCACGGATGACTCCGTTGTTCGACATGGCGGTGACCGTCTCAGTGAGCGACTTGGCAGTCTTTCTCATCGACTTGGGGATCTTGCCCAACAGGTCACGCTTCGACATGCCGCCCGGCGTGGCTGCGATCTTCTCCTTGATCCAGTCCTCGAGCTTGCTGTCATCGGTGTCGAGCACCATCGTGCCCATCTCCTGCCAGCCGTGGGCGATGTTGGGGTAGTGGGCGATGGCGGCCTCGACATCCTCCTTGGTCCAGTACTTCCACGTGTCACCAGCGGCGATGCGGTTGAAGGCCATCAGCAGGGTGATCTTCAGGACCATGAGCTCCCGGCGTGCCAGCAGGTCGGCGGTGTACTCATCCGCGTCCTTCAGGCGGTCCGCCTCACCGTGCATCCACTTCCGCATGGTCGACAGGCCGCCAGAGTCGGGACCGAGCCGCCATGGCTTGTCCACGAAAGCCTTGTCGTTCAGCTGGGTGAACGTGCCAGCGCAGCGCAACCGGTTCTGCATCAGCTGGAACTCGGCAAGTGCCACGTCGTAGTTGGGGCCGAACCCCATCATCGGCACGCACACCCGTCTCGGCCGCCCACCACCAAAGATGAAGCGGTTCATGAAGCCGGAAGCCACGTCGTACTTGTTGAGCATCTGACTGATCCGGTTCGGCTGGGTGGTGCTCAGGATCGAGAGCATCGGGCCGGTCACCGGGAAGCTGACACGACTCATGGACTCGGTTGGGCGGATCACGAAGTCGCGGCGCAGGCCGTAGGTCTGCAGCAGCAGCGACGACAGGGTGGAACCGGCACGACCCAGCAGGGACCCGAGCAACGAGAACTCATCCGAGTACATGAAGCTGGCGGCGTTCGGGAACTCCTCCAGCTGGGGGATGGCGCCCGTGGTGACGAGCTCCTCACGTCGCAGCATGTCGAGGAACTTCTCACCCGACGCCGGGACGCCGATGATCTTCACGCCCTCGGCCTCATGCGGTTCGGCCACCTTGGACAGGATGCGATCCATCTCCACGGCGACTGTCGACTTCGAGCTACCGGTGGAGCCGACGATGACGGTCCAGAGGGCCGGGTCCACCGCACCCCTGCCGTTGATCAACTCCACGCGCCGGCCGATCATGGAGCCGAGCGCCGTGTAGACCGCCCAGACGAAGTACTCGTCGGGGATGTCCGTCACGCACAGGGCACTCAGGATGCGGTGCAGTGGGGTGTCGGGCGGGATGATGTCCTGCCACATGACGTGCGGGAAGGTGGGGTCACACCCGACCTCGACCAGCAGGCCCTTGTCGATGGCGTCCTGATAGGTCGCCGCCAACTCCGACGTGTTGGGGTTGATCGACTTGGCAGTGAAGATCTCGAGCTCCCGGTCCACTACCGGGTCCACCTCCACCCCTGACTCCGCAATCTGTTCTACGGGTTCTGGCGCCGGGGTAGTCGGGTTGCTGTCGATCTCCGTCTGCCGTGCCCGCACGTCGCGCTTGGTCCGTACATCACGCACTGCAAGGTCTTTGGCATTCGGCACACCAACGTCGTCCCAAGACTCGAACAGGAGGATGGCTTCGGCCATCTCCGCTTCCGTGAAGTCCTCTGGCCATTCGGGTGTCGCATCAGCCACCGCCTCCGGGGGGACGAGCTCGGTCGTGTAGCCCGCCGCACGGGCATCAGCCTCGGTGACCCCAAGCCGCTCGGCCACCTCGGTCACCACGTCACCGAACGCCGCCACGTCCAGCTTGTAGCCCGGCACGTTGTAGCCGGTGGCGTAGGCGGCGAGGTCGAAGATGTCTCCCCCGACGCCACACCCGGCGCAGTACCAGAGGCCGTCGCCGTCGTGCATCCAAGCAGACGGGCGCTTGTCCACGTGCATCGGAGAGGGGCAGCGGATGAACGTCTCCTTGCCGCCCGAGACGGGTCGGCCGATTCCGTTCTCCTTCGGCACGAAGGCCACATAGCCATTACGCAGTGGCACAGTTGCCTTGATATAACCAACGAGGTCGGGCCAGTCCGTCGGCCCAACATCAGGGATGAGATCGTCGTCCCATCCACCGGATGGCGCAGTGTCGCTCAACTGGACTTCTTTCCAAGTTCCTGTCCCGGCCAGCCATGGTCGGGATGATCCGAATGGGGTGCCGCTACTGGGCGGCGAGTTCTTCGAGGTCAGCTAGGAGTCCACGGCACGTCATCGGCTCCCACGAACCGGTGCCCCACCCGAACTGGTGGATGACCTGCCCGACTGCGGAGCGCATCTGAGCATGCCCATGGTCGATGAGCGCCTGACACCGCTCTCGAAGTCCATGCTCGTACTTGTTGCCCAAGTACCCCTCAACCCAATCCAGTTGCCTCCCCGTGTCGATGATCTGCTGGATCTCCCGCCGTGAACGCTCTCGTGCATCAGCGGGATCGACACGATACAGGGGTTCACAGACGTGCGCCTGCATCCTCGTCGGATCATCCACCACGACCAGCGCCCTGCGGTCCGTGGAGGGGTCCACACCGTTCGGCAGACGGATCAGGTTGCCCAGCCCGCCGTCGGTCGCGTCCTGCCGTGGGAACGTGTCCACGGCGATGTCTCCGGTGCTCACCTTCCACTCGAGTCCGTCCCGGTGCAGCCCGAGGTCGAAGCACATCCACGCCATCTGTCGGCGCAGGATCGCGGCGGGCGCCCGCTCGGGGAGTACGTGGATCACGTGCGCTCCCTTGCCCCCGGTCAGCGTCACGTGCATGGGCGCGGCGAACACCCGACTCATCTCGGCGCCGACGACCCGTGCCCAGCAGGCGAGGTCCAGAATGGCCTCCCGATCCCCGGCGAGCACGAGCTCCTTGATCTCGTCCTTGCAGTCGATGTCGGCAACGACGGCGCCGGACATGTCGGCGTCGTCCAGCAGATAGGCACCGAGTGCCCACGTGCCCTTTAGATGCAGGGCGAAGTCCTCCATGGTCACGGTGCGCTTCTCAGCCTTCCACGTGTCGTGGCGCCGGATCGGTGTGGGGTTCTTGCGGCCGAAGAAGGCCAGTCCGAGGCGCCTCACGTTCTCGGCGTCAGCCGGGAAGTGTGGACTCTCCACGAGCCAAGGTGGCATGGGGGGTTCGGGTGGCAGGCCAGTCGCAGGATCGAGGTCGGGTCGCTCGTGTGGTCGACACATGAAGCAGGGCTTCCCCTCGTCATCGAGGTGCGTCGAGTTGCACCAGCTGCATGCATCGGGGTCCGGCTCTGGCACGGCTACATCCGGCACAGCAGGTTCAGGCGCGCCGAGTGACTCGGCGGCCTCGTCAAACAGGCTCATTGTTCTCCCTAAGACCGGTCGGCCGGTGGTGCCTGACCGTCACAGCCCGAGCTCCACCATCTCGGCCGCGATCTCCTCTTCGCTCAGCCGAGCGTAGGGGTCCTCCTCGTCCTCGGAGGGGTCGATCTGCTTCCAGTCGCCCTCGTCGGCATCATCTTCCTCTTCCTCACCGAGCCGCACGATCTGGACCTCGCCGTCCACGACGACCTCGGCCACGGCGAACTCGTGTGGCGTGTCCACCACGCCCGGATCACCCTGCGTCATGATCTCGGTGTACTGGCCAGCCGCCGCAAGCTCGGCCTCGAGGGCCGCCTGCGTCACGACGCCATCCACCACCGGAGCGGCGACGGCCGCCACATCGACTACCTCGCCAGCATCGTCCACCGGACGCGCATCCGGCACCCCCACAATCGCATCCCCGCCGCCATCCACGACAGCCGCCTCACCACCCCCGCCCGGCACGCCGACCAGCACTCCCGGCAGCGGCACGCCCCCGCCGACCTCACCAGCGGACGCCTGCACGTACAAGATCCCCACCTTGCGGCCCTCGACCAGCACCGTCTCGACCCGCGTCCGCAGCTTCAGCTTGGACCGGCGCCGGGACACGGCGTTCCGGACGTACTTCCGCATCTGCTCGACGCCGTTCTCGAAGTCACCCTCGGTCATCACGGGCACGAGCTCGCCCTCACGCTCCACGACCTCACCAGTCGGCACGCTCTGCACCAGCCGGTGCACTCGTCCGTCCAGCCACAGGTCCCACGGGTACTTCGGCGGCCGCCCCCCTCGAGGCCCACTCACCCCCACCTTCGGCATCTCCTCCACGATCTCACTCATGACCAAACTCCTCACCAAGCCAACAGCAGCCACCGGCCAGTCCGGCGCCGCCGATCAACCCAGCCCACTACGACCAAACCGGCATGTCAATACCGTCTGCACAGCGTTCCAGCTACCAAACCTAAGTGCTGGTCAAAGTGCTGGTCACCGTTGGTCGCCAGAACCAACACTTTAGAACGCCCGCACATCCCAGTCGCCCCTAGGGAACTACACCGACGTAACTATAAGTGTTGGTCGCGTTGGTCGCCCCCCCCTCTCCCTGCCCCTTACACAGCGCCCAGCCACCGTCAACTACCACCATACGGCCCCAAGAAGCCCCCACTTTGAGGGTCC